CTACAGACAAGGCATTCAAGCGATCAAAGAAAACCGCTAAGAGTTTGATGCGTTAATAGCACCAGATAACAGGCATTGTATCTCTGGTGTCTACATGGATGAACGTCTTAGCAACACCTATACCATTAAATCCCATTGACTGCGCGTGTTTGATTATCTCGTAGGCTTCGTTACCAGTGTTAATCTTAATATCCGCAGCGATGCCCTGAGCGTGAGTACCTGGCTTGGCCTTACGCGCCTCGATACTATGGGACGGATCGCGGTATCCCGACGTAATAATGAATGGGAAGCCGCAAACGTGGCGTAGTGAGTCGATTGCCCACAGGAACTCATCTGACATCTCATTGTTACCAGTCTCCTGACAATCAAAGTCTGATCGGTTGAAGTATCTCATCGCTCTCGCTGTACGCCCTTGGCCTTCTCTACTGTTCTCATAGCACCTAGCCCTAACATACCCATCAGTACAGGCATCATCTCAGACAGGGCAATCAGGGGTATAGCTACGGTAGAGTTAGCGAGTGCTAGACCAAAGTTAGTCATGGGGATTATGATAAAGTTACCAGCCATACCAGCAACACACACCCAGCCAACAGCAGGTCTCCAGCCAGCCACAAACATGTTCTTGTGTGCAGCCTCAACCTTGTTAACTTCAAGCTGGCCCTTTGCCAACTCCTGTGCATGGCGCTCTGCCATTGTACTAATCTCATGGGCTAAGGCATTCTTAGCATCCTTATCCTCGATGAACTTGTCTAGTAACCCTGATACTGGGCCTATCAATGCTTGCAACATTATTGTATCCACTTAGCTACTGCAAATATAGAGATGATCATAGGGTACATCATCCACAGCATACGCTCCAGTTTATTAAACCTTTGTGCGCCATCATCAAGCCTACGTTCGATGTTGGAATAGCGTTCAGCACACAGAGTTTCATGCGCCTCCATCCGGCTAATAGTATCTTCGGTCATGTTAGAATCCATAATGATATATAGCAGCAAGCACTGCAACCAGCAGCACTACACCAACCGTGTGTTTGATTAAGTCTTCCTTCTTAGACTGTTGCCTAAGAGTCGCTAGTCGCTGCTTCTCTAGCTTCGCCTTGTGCTCACTCAGGGATCGATGCTGAATGGCAAGCATATCCCTCCACACTTCCCTTGGCGTTATCTTCTTTAGTTCCTTCTCACGCTCCCTAATTGCGTTCTTAGCCCATGCTAACTCTAGGGCATCCTCTTGCGTCAGTACATGATCACCAGTCTTAGTAGCTTCCTCAATAGTCTCTACGGCAGCCTTACTCTCAGTGAGAGAAGTAAACAGTCCAGACAAATCAGATAGGTGTGACCCTGACTCCTTAACTGTTTTGATGCCAGCGTTAAGAGTTTTGAGGACACCTACTACTGCGGTAATCTCAGCAATCATTCAACTTCTACCCACTCGCCTGCATCCTCATCCCAGACATATGGCCCTCTGCCATCAGGATACGCTACTGGTGGCTCCCAAAGACAGCTATCTTCGTTCAGCGTCCAGCTTGGGTAAGGCTGTGGTGCGTAGAATGCATCACGATCTGCGTCATATACATAGCCTATACCTGCAAAGTTTTTCCGCAAGCCAGCTTTACCTGACGGCACAGGTCTGGTGTCAGTAATCTCTTCACCGCCTATAATTTGCGTGTGCTCCTCGTAGGCGTAATGCACCCCACCTCTTGTGTTGTACGATGTCTGTACCCAAGTGCCTTCCTGCGTATCTACAAAATCCTGTTCGGCAACAATCACTCGTTGGACAATGCCGTCTACTACTTCTGCAAAATGTGCCATGTGCCCTCCTTAGTTTGGCGTGAATGTGCCAGATGAATTAAACGTGTGATAGGTGTAGCCGCCAGATGATGTGATGGTTCCACCGGATGCCGCAGTGGTTCCTGCATATCTGATAATTACTACTCCAGACCCGCCTGTACTTGCGAAATAACCCGGCCCCGGATTTTGTGAAAACCCAGAGCTACCGCCACCGCCACCACCCGTGTTGGCAGTACCATTCTGTCCAAAGCTATAAAGATTCGATTGGCTGCCTGTCCAGTAGGTTCTATAGCCGTTACCACCGCCTCCAGTGCCTCCGGCTCCTACCTGAAAGTTACCTCCAGCACAAGTATGGTCGGTCTTCATTCCGTGGCCGCCGCCACCGCCTGCATAATATGTTCCGTTTAGCCACTGCGTACCGTTGCCGCCGTTGCCGCCTTTACCAGCACAGTTTATTTGCGAGGCATTCCCACCAGCCGCGCCAGCACCACCACCACCACCGGCTCCTTGGAAGGTCGCAGGGTGGGGTGTAACAATAGCGTTTCCTCCAGCATTGCCTTCGCCGCTGACCGATGCACTGCCAGGAGAGCCAACATTTGAGGTGATGTAGCCGTAGTAGCCCGCACCCCCGCCAGAGCCGCCGGAAGTGCCGTCTGCCGTCCCTGAGTTAAGCCCTATGCCGCCAGTACCACCACCCACTGTGGCGGCTACACTGCCAAAAGAACTTGGCGATCCGTCCTGCTGTTGATTTGATTCCGTAGACTCAGCACCACCCGCACCTACAGTAATAGTATATGCCTGACCAGAGACGACTTCGTAACCTGTGCTGTTAGCCTCGTAACCACCAGCACCGCCACCGCCACCACCTCTAAAGCCGCCCGATGCGCCACCAGCAACTACAAGATACTCAATATCGTAACCCGCTGCACCACCGCGACCGACAGCTTTACCTATAGAGAAGACACTTACATTCGCGCTAATCATTACAGCACCAGTGCGTGTATACCAGATGCAGCAGTACCTGTACTCAGGACTCGCTTGATAGAGCAGATCAGGTAGAAGTTATCAGGTACAGTAACTGTGCGAGTAACACCATCCTTGTTATGGAATGAAACAGCACCGCCTGTTGTAACGTACAGGCCGATAGCTATGTTGCCAGTACCTAAGTTATCTGAACCGTCAGCAGGAGTGACGGGAACCATGTCGTAAACGCTGCCATTGAGTTGACCGCTTACACCTTCAAATGGATTTGCCATTGTAGAACCTCTTAAATTAAGTTAATTGAGAACGCAGGTAAGCGCACTCTAATGCTAATGCTTCTTCGTAACGTATGCCGTAACGATCTTTCTTGGGATACTCTTCACCCTCTGCCAAAGCGATAGACTTATCATCCCACTCGTCATAGCAAAGCAATCCATATTCAAATGCGTCCAGACCTTCTGCCTCAAACGCAGCCTTTACCTGCTGTGCGATCAGACCAAAGTGCCACCGAGCGCCATCACCTTTAAGCTCTACAGCGTCATCCCACTTGTACTGCACAAAGTTAACATTGGCCCAAGCTCTTAGGACTGCTGCATCAATAGCCCCTATCTGTTGCTTCTCGCGCTCATCAGATGTATTGATAGTGCCGTTACCAGCAAACACTTCAGACCAGCGGTATGTAGCATTACCACACTTGACCACGTTGTCATGGGTAGGGCGAAAGGCATTAGTTTCAATAATGATCCCTTGCACTGCCTGCTGGTTCCACAGATTTAGCTTGCCCTCTAGGTTGCTTACTGTATTCTGCAACCACTCTGTACTCCACTCTTTAATAATTACTTGAGCCATGATAATTCCTAGTAAGGTGCTAACGTATATTCGCAAATTTTGTATTTAACTTTAATGATGCTACCTGGAGCAATAGTAAAGTTACCCAGACTTGATGCAGGATTATTATGCAGGTACAGGCTAAACGTATCTGTGATGTTGCCGCCAGTAATGTTGTAATCAACCTGCTTCCTAAACTCCATGTTGCCTGTGCTATCAAGAACAGTAGTAAAGTCACCTACTTCGTCATTCCTTGGGCCTGCCCAGATATAGTCGCCTGCCGTAGCTCCGCTAGCTAGCGTAATGTTTCCGCCAGCCGAGCCAGTGCCACTGACAGTATAGTCGGCAGTAAGCGTTAACAGCGTACCATTCTTATACACCACAACACTTGACGCACTGTTAGCTGTAAATGTATACGCAAATACAGTTTGGTTTGCTGTGGCTGTATAGCTGTTAAATGTTTGTGTAGGCCCGTTAACTCTAAAGGTAAGACCTTGTACGCCTGCGCCTGTGCCGCCAGTAGGAAACTCAACATTATAAACGATGAGAGACTGTCCACTAAGATTGCCTGCACTATCTCTGCTTCCGCTAAGAGAATAAGGAATGTTTACCTCAAGGTTTACATTGCCACCTGATCCAATAACACTAGGAACAGTCAGGTTAAATACCTTTTCTTCTACGCCTCTTTGCACTAACTGATCTGTGCGGCCAATGATAATGTCATCACTTACTATTGTTCCTGTAACAGCCTTAGATGTGGAGAAGTTAGCTGCGTATGATGGCAAGCTACTTACACAAGATATTGAGCAGTTAACATTGACTAGCTCGTTGTCGTAACATACAAGACCTGTACGGCCACCCACCTGATAGCCGGGGTTCATAATGTTGGTGCCAAAGTCTACGAATCTATTGCCGTATATCTGAGCGCCATCACCTCTTGGTCTTTCGATCATTCCTCCACTAACTGTTACTGTCTCAGAGTTATGAATTAATAGACCAGTTTGTACTGTAGAAGTAACTAGGCCAGCACGGACAAAGTCACAACCTGTAATCGTAAGCTGAGAGATACTGTGGAAGTAACACAGCGTACTGCCTGACTCAAAGAAGTGGCAGTTAGATATGTTAATGAAGTTACTGACTTGGTTTGATCCACCACCTACATCGTACATGGCAGATACATAGCTACGGTAGATAGTAGCATTGCTCATCACCAAACCATCTAGGCTAGTAGTGTGGATGCCGTAGTTCATCTTAATCAAAGACAGATTGGTTACGGTGAAGTCGGCCGCATCATCTTCTGCCTTGATGAAGTAGTTACAGTCTTTAGCGGTCATGTCCTCGATGAAAGGCTTAACAGCTACGTTACCTGGAATGTTAAAGATACACTTATCCAAGTTCATAAAGTCTAGGCGCTCTAGTATTAGCTCTGCCGTAGATGTCATGTTGATAGCGTGGGTGTTAGCCCTGAACACAGGAGCATCAGCAAATGCAGCTTGAGTAATGACTGTACCAGCAAAGGACATCTGCTCTATTGAGCAACCAAATGCACTTACATCGCTACCCTTGTTGAATGAGAACGCTGTTACACCATCGCTAATACGGATCAGTGTAGAGCCAGAGTGGACAGTAGGGCTAAAGGAACTTGTATAACCGTTGAAGTTAACACGACCAGCGCCAAGTACTCGTATGCCTTTAGTGATAGACACACCTGTAGAGATCAGGAACTCACCGTCTGGGATCAGTACAGTACCACCGTTAGGCAGGCTGTTAATAGCTAACTGGATAGCTGGGCCATCATCAGTAGTGCCATTCCCTTTCGCACCAAAGTCTAGGACATTAGCACTTGCCCCAGAGATCATGCGGTTTGCTGATTTAGTTAACGCCATGTTTATAGCTCCGGTCTTGTATCAGGGAATCCATTGATGTATTCGCCATCGTCATTCTTAGCTGGCCAGTCTCGTAGGGCAGTCCTGTAAGTTAGTAACTCTTCACGCTGCGGGTGGTCAGGTGTTGCAACGAGTATGTCTGTACGCGAAAGTTCTGCGTTGCGCCAAGTATAAGCTGACAGCACAGGACATACATAAGGTTCGTATTTGAAGGTACTCATTATAAAATCCTCGTATAGATCGTGCCGCCATCCGTACTAACTTTTGTAATTAAGCCTACAGATTCTGTTGTGTTGAATTTAAAAACTTTGTCATCAGTCTCGTTTGTGGAGTACAACTCTGTACCTTTGAAGGCAATCCCACCAAAAGAAGTTGCAGAACTAGACAATGGATTGACACTAAAAGTCACACCTGTGTAATCTCCTGAAGTGGTGTATTGAAAAACTACTCCAGTTGTTACAGTGGCGTATAAAAATGTACCATCTGTACTCAAGTCTTGCAGTTGACCACCTGTTTGAGAATTTGTACTGAAAGTTGTGCCTAGAGTTCCTCCGCTTGAGGTCAACGTATAAGGCTTCACAACATCAGAAGCACCGCCAAATGACTGAACAAAGGCATACACAACACTCCCTATCTTTGCTACGCCAACAATGCCGCTTAAACCTGTTATTGCCCATGAAGTGTCTTTGGCACCACTTGAGTTGTATCTGTGAATAACCCCTGCATTAGAGCCTGCCACATAAAAGTAAGAACCGTCCCAAAAAACTCCCATGTTTTCAGTGTCAGTCGTAGTAAAATTGACGCTTTGATATACACCCGCTGCGTTGTATTTAAAAATCGCATTTGTGTTCAATCTATCGCACACCCAGAAAAAGCTGCCGTCCCAAGTAATCCCAGAAGGGTGAGTCATCTGAGACGCGATAGACCAGTTAGTGTTTGCATAAGTAGCACCAGTCGTAAGAGACGTAGCGTCTGCGTAGGTTGTTGTATCAGAGTTTAATGTCCCAGATTGCAACCACTTCTCGCCTGACGCGGTGGTTATTAAAGAATCAAAGCTGTTGATAACCTTGTTGTCATTGACCTCAGAGCCACCACCACTTATAAAATCACTAAAGTTACTCACGACATCACCCACCCTTGCGTTGCGTCTGTATATATGAATTGTATGGAGAGATACGCTGCATCCATAGTAAAGTCTGTTGCACTACTCATAATCTTTGATCCGTTTCTAGCTACTACTGTATCGGTAAAGTTGCCTACAGTAATCAGGACTCTCTGCCCTATAGTCGGTGAAGCAGGTAGCGTGATAGTTTTAGTAGCAGCACTAACATAAACATGCGTGTTAACAGTAGCTGTGATAGATGCCGCTGTAACCACTGATGTAATACCTACCGCAACAGGAACTGAAGCTATAGCCGCTGCGCCTACTGCATCGTCAATAATCTCGGCTGCACCAACAGAGTCATCAGCCATCTTAGCCAGGGTAACACCATTATCTGCAAGACTTAGAGTAACATTGCCCTCAGTACCACCACCTGACAAACCTGTACCAGCAATAACTCCAGTAATGTCACCCACAACATCAGTGTTGCGAATGAACTTTCTTACCTCAATCTGAGAGTTAGCTGGAGGCGCTTCAGAGAAAGTAAGCACTAAACCAGATAGGCTATAGGAACTAACCTTCTGCATTAAGCCATCAATAGATACCTGCAATAAAGATGTGCTAGTAGGGGCATCACTTAATGTGAATGCTGTTTGTGCGCCTGTGCCAGTAAATTCGTCTACTGTGAGTATCTGTGTACCAGTGCCAGCTACAGCATAGTCCAATGCTTCAACAGCACCCGTTAGATCGAATCCTAGTAGCTTTCCAGCCCTTGTAGCTGAGACTGGTAGCTCCATATTAACTGTGCCAGCATCGCTCTCAGGTCGCCTTACAGCGCGTTCTAGGCCTGTTGTACCCTGCTGGAGTGCTAACCACAGTGCATCAAAGTCACCGTTAACGTCTAATGCTAGGAAATCACCGCTGTTCTGGTAGTTAGTTGTACGCGCCAAGTCCATATCTAGGTATATGGCTATCTTGTCATTAGCTGTCGCACCGCTGGTTAACGTCACGTTACCACCGTATGAGCCTACTCCACTCAGGGTGTAGTCATTGGAGCCGCCTAACGTTAAGGCTGTACCGTTCTTTAGGACTTTTATGTCACCATCGGCTAACGCGGTAAACGTGTACGGGAATACCGTCTGCCCACTTGTGGCAACATAATCGTTCCTAGTTGTTGCTGCTGTTACTGTCATTTCTGCACCCCAATAATTGTGCTAATTATACTACATTGATCTCTTAAATTCTGCTTAGTCATCGTCAGCTAAATCACGCAAAGCATCAGATAACGCGCCATTTGCAATTCTAGCCGCATTAAGGATTTGGTCATCGTAAGTACGCAAGGCTTCTTCTTTCTCCTTGCCACTCATCTCTAGGTCTTTATATACACGCTTTCTTAGCTTGTTAAGCTTCTTAATAATCTTTCCCTGAGACTTAATGATAGGCGTAACAGAAATTAATGCTGCGTTTTCTTCCCTGTATTCTTCCAGCCTTTCATATTTACCTTCTTCTCTAAATATTCTTAAACCATTCTTGGTCTGCTCTGCCAACTCCTGAGTGTCGTAAAACTGCTGCACACTGTTAGACATGCCTCCAGTTGGATACCTCATGGTAAATGCTCGAACTAATGGCAAATCAACAGGACTTGTAGGGTCTTCTGGGAACTCCTCTCCATTCCACTCTTTTACCTTCTGGAGTAAGATGTCACCCGCATCTGTAATGTAAGGGCCAGATGTTGCTAATGTTCCCCTAATAATGTTGTCTATTTTTGCAGGAGAATAATTAAATACCTTGCCTAGCTCTTGAGCAGTCAATGATGTTCCAGCAGTCTTTCGCTCTTCTGGAGGTAGTTTATCCATGTATTCTGGGTAAATACGCCTATCCTGGAAGAAGTTGTAATTAGTAATCTGCTCAACAGTAGTCTTGATTGGCCCAGGAAGCACAGCACTAGGGTCATAAACAGGGCTAACTGAGGTAACTATACCTCTAATTAAGTCTTGAGCCATGTCAGCAAATCCCGTTTCTCCTTCAGAATCTGCCCATATCATAGCTCGCTCTACTGTACTGCCAAATATAAAACCTACAGTAAAAGGCTTTGGCACTCTAGCCCAAGTATCCCCTACCTTGAACACCCAAAACATGTCGCGTTGCCACTCAGGAATCTCTAGGTATTCTTTCTTCTCTTCTTCTGGAGCAATATGCAGGTAATATCCTGTCAGTATAATCTGCGGGATAGTAATCGTGGCAGAAGCATACATGATCATTGCTTTAGGATTCTTTCTAATAGCGCGGATAAACTTGTTTTGGCTTTGTACGCCAGCGTTAAAGAATGGAATGTATCTATTTATTTCTTTACTGGCACGACCGCCTCTAGCAAAGTCTATACTTGCGTCCCTTGCCTCCATAGCTCCTTGTGCATCTGTCATACCTTTTCTTTTGGCTGCGTTATATACGCCTATACGCACACCCTGCTCAACTACAGAGCCTATATCTTGTAACAAGTTTAAGGGGTTCTTCAGATACCTTTTTAGCTTGCCTTCATTCTTAAAAATTTCTGCGTAAGCATTTTTAATGCCTTCGTCAGACATATTCATATAGCTATTAAATGATGCTCCTGAAGCTCTCCATCTCTCATACAGGTCGTTTTTGCCTATACGAGCCGTTAGACCTTTAACTACGTCAATAACATTTGGCCTAGCTTCGCTTAATATGTAAGAGCCATGCACATCCCTGATAAAGTTTCGCGCCATAAATTCTGGGGTAATGGTTGCGCCAGTACGCAAAATACTTGCAGGGATGCTTAACAGCCATCCAAGGCCCGTTATTTCTTGCGGCCCCATAGATGTCATTGCCTGAACAAGAGATGGATGCACTTTGTAGTATTTGTTTTCACCTTTAACTAAAACTGTAATCACACCTTCGGGCTGCTTGTCTCGCAGATACGGAACCTGCACCCCTGTTTCTTTGTCTTTTGCCATCCCTATTTCTGGTTTATAGGTGCTAATGTACTCAGGCATTACATCTTTAAGCGCCACTAACTGATTAGCTACACGATTCTGGTAAGAGATGTCAATAATTCTAAAGGTATTTCTTATAATAGATTCTATAGGGTCAGCAATCGCCTTGTCGCTACCCTGTATTTTCTTTATTACTTGGCCTAGTTTTTTGCCAGCAAACGTACTGCTTGCCTTTATCTGTAAGCCTTGCAGCCCTGCTGTTTCTCCGTACTCCTCATCCATCACTCTCTGGAACGGAATGTAATTAGGGTTCTCTGCCTTAATTGTGTCGTACTTAGCTTTTGACATAACACCAAAGGACACCAGCATTTGCAGCATTCTGTCTTGGTAGTCGTATATCTCTTGTGCAGACGTCTCTAGCAATACAATGTCTTCACCATACTTCTCATTGATCCTGGCTAAGTCTTTGATAGACTTTTCTTTTTGCTTCTCAGTAATCTCGACATCTTCTCTATCTTTAAGGTCAAGTATGTACCTACGCGCAATCAAGTAGTCTATTAAGTCTTTCTTTCTCTTCTTTTGGTTAGGCTCAATACGCATTGCATTGAAGTCAAAATCATCTAGTATTGGCTTCAAACCCTTGCCTGTCTCGACTAACTCCCCCTGCTCATTAAGAACAGTTGTGCCATTGTTAAGAAAGCTAAGAGCCATGCCTGTTACGCCAGAATATAAGCGTACAGCGTCTGCTAGGATATTGTCTATGCCTCGCTTTGCAGCCTCCCTTGATACATCTACAAGCGCCCCCAAATCGTCAATCCACTTATAGTATTGTTCATTAAATATGCTTTCATCTGCCGCAATAGTATCTGGTTGTTTGCCAGCACTTAGCTGGTCTTGCTGTGCGCTGCTTATAAGGTCAGGTGCAGGGTTGTCTATGTTTTCTATAGATTCTTCTATGGCTTGGCCTACAGTTACCTCAACACCTTCATCAGCAAGAGGGGTATCATCAATGGTTAACTGATCATCAACTATTGCGTCTTGCTCTAAAGATGTAAGCTGATCTACTGACTTCTTAGCATCTTGTGGCGACATGCCTTTGCTAATCAACAGGTTTGCTACTACTGATGCACCCGCCTTCGTACCGCCCACAGCCATAATAAGGCCAGACTCAAGCAGTAACTGCTCTGCATCAGGTGTAATGCCATTAAGAACGTCAGCCATTGTGTAGCCTTCAGTCAGGGCTAAATCAACAGACTCTCGCAAGATGTCAGCTACTCTTTCCTCGCCTAACTCCATCAACATGCCGTTCCAGCCAGCCCTAGTAAATACCTCTGACATACGAGCATTGGGCTTAATTAACTTATAAGCCTTATATAGATTGTTTTTAAGGTTAGCAGGAAGCTTATTGATGCTGGTAATTGCACCATTGGTCAAAGCTGCCTTGCCCTTTTGGAATCGCACAGACTTACTAAGCTTTGACGCTACAGCTAAACCTGTTAACTCAGCAGCTACTTCAGCACTTACATAGCCGTATGCTTTTAATGCACTGATGGCTGGGCTTTCTTTAGCCTCACGGAATATTAATTGACCTGTCTCAGAGACTTCCAGCCCTTGCGCGATGCGTATATTACCGTATGCCTTGTATCCTTGCACTGGCATTAGCATGGCACTCTGTGTCGCTACTCGTGCTGTTGCTCCAGCGACTTGCGCTAGGACACGGTTCTTAACAAGCTCCTGTGTCGTTTTAACTGCTGCTGTCTGTACGCTCTTGCCAACACCACCTGTAGCAGCAAACTCCGTCATAAACGCAGGTATCTGCTCTCCATAGTATCTAAACTTGCCGCCAAAAGTCATGCCTCTGACTTCCATCTCAATAGCTTTATCTAGCCACTTATCTAGGAATTGCTTACCTGCCTCAGAAACATCCTGTCCTTCACGAATTTTGTCAGATATACGCAGCAAACCAACAGCTTCTGCACCCTGCACAATACCACCGCCAGGAAGAACTTGTGACCAATCTAAGAAGTCACCTACCTCGCCAATATCAATAGGGTTATTCAGCCACATATCGACAGTGTGCTTAGGGTATCGAGAACGAGCAAGCTCTACGGTGCTGTTGCGCTCTTGCTCTCTTTGCTCGATGAGGGGCAAGCCATCTTCTTCTGTGTTGTCGAACGTAATAGCATTGTTAATAGCAGCTTCATTTTGCTGCATGACACTAGGGCCAACATCACCAAACAATATTGGGCCTGTAGTTTCTGCTGCGTCTAAAACAATGCCGCCAAATTGATCTGTCTGCTGGCCAACAACGGGCTGTCTATCAGCATCTTCTACGATAATGCCACCAAATTGATCTTTCATTAAGGCTTCCTAGCTAACTTGCCATTAAATATATATTGATCGCCAGATTGCAAAGCATCATATTCAGCTTGCGTGGTAATTGCTGGTGGCGTTGCTACTGGTGTCCTGCTTAAAACATCTCTAATGCTGTCCTGCGATCTTTGCCTTTCTTCCTCAAGCACTTCTGTGGCTGTTGATAAAGCATATTGTTTCCATAACTTTCTATCAGCACCACGACCTAAAGGCTCTCCTGCTTCTTCTGCGCTTCTTATTTCAGCTTGCACACGATCAAACAGCCTTGCTCTAACATCGTTTCTTAACTCTGGAGGAGTGTTGTCTATAATAATTCTGTTTGCTGAAGTGTAACTTAGAGCTAACTCAGAAATAGCCCCAGCTTGCTTGGCTTCAGTTAGGTTACGCATCTCTCTCTGTAGCTTAACCTCGTCATCCCGACTGAGCGCCCCAACCGTTCTCTGCTCTTTAATGAACTCATCAATAGCCCGTATGCCTTCTATATAGTCAGCATTATTTCCCTGCAATGATAGATTAGCATTGAGGCCATATATGCGCCCAATAATGTCTCCATATATTTCGTTGTTTGTTTTAGCGTCTATAGCCTGCTCTGACTTAACGTATCTACGCAATATGCTTGCGTCTTCTGTTCTTAACAAACCGTCTTTCTCTGCTGTATTAATACTTAACAATCTTTGGTCAGCGTCTATTTCTGTGTCTTCTGCTGTAGCAGAAATACGCATATAGTTCTCTGCGCTATCTATTCTGTCTAACAGTGTATTCTTCGCAATCTGCTGCTTTACTAAGTCTTTGTAGTCTTTAACTTCGGCCTCAACAGCAGAGATCATAGACTTGCGCTCTTTTTCATCAAGCCTAACCATTTTGCTGGGGTCTTCTGGATCAGGAACTTGCAGAACAGTTTTTTCCTTGATCGCAGCAACAGCGCCGTTTAACCTTGTAATTTTTTCTTTTGCATCTAACTCTGGGTTGTTAATAATGTCGCGTCTTAAAGAGCCTAGAACACCAGCCTGCCTGTAGTCAGCCATGCGCTTGGCTTTATTTTTAAGATATGTTTCGTAGTTAACAACATCTGGGCCAGCAGCTAAAGCAGCAGCGTCTTCATCCCTAATGGATTCAGCAAGTTCAGCACTCAATCCTTCAGTGGCAAGATTACTTTGTTCTGTGTGATAGTTAATTCCTGCCTGAGCCATTTCAGCTTTGGCATTGTTAGTAGCAATTTTAGTTTGCTCTTTGATAATCTTGTTGCCAGCAGCAGCAAAAGATCGGCTAAAGAAGTTATCTACAGTAGCCTTAGTTTCTACTGGTAAATTAGCGGATAAACCTTTATAGCCTTCATTTACCAGCTTTTGAAATGTGCTGTAGTCAGCAGGATTCTCTGCCGCTACTCTAGCAATCATATCGGTTGTTTTGTTTTGTATGCCAGCCGCATAACCTTGCACTAACTGGTTATTAAAAGTTTTGTAAGCATAATTAAAAGGACTTTTTTTCTCAGGCGCAGTGCCTTCTTTTAATGCTTGTTCGGCCTTTGCTTGTGCTTCTTCAGGAGCCTGAGCTTCAGCTATCTTCTCGCCTATTGCAGTACCAACAGATGCAGCAGTAGCGCCCAACCCTGCTAATGCCTGCATTCTTTTAACGCCAGAGGTGTCTATACCAGTAGCTGTAAAGCCGCCATATCTTTTAATGGGTTGTATAGCCATCTTTTACGAGCCGCCTTCTTTCGGTTTGCTAAGTTTATTCTTAATTGTCTCACCAGCCGCATATAAATCTTCACCAGAACTTAACAGCGTACTTATTCCCTTAGTGTAAGCAGCCGCCTTAGCTGCTTGACCAGACCTAATAGTCTGCGCCCTTGCCAGCTTGCCACTTAAAGAAATCATGCCTTCACTTTGGCTTATAGATTTAGCTGACTCTAATGCAATACTAGCAGGAGTGCCTTCTGTGGCAACACCACTAGCAGCCATAGCAGCATTTTGTGCAGCTAACTGTTTGTTAAGCTCTTCTCTACGCGCTAACTCTTCTGACTCGGCCTGTATCTTTTCTTGCCTTGCCTGCTCTTTAGCAGCGTCTTCTGCGGCTTTACCCGCTTGAATAGAGCCATACACGCTTGTTGCTGTGCCAGCTATCGTTGCTACAGCAGCTATTACTGCAAAAGACATTACACTACCTCCGGCTCGACCAGAGCCTGTTCTATTTCATCTATATCAGTTAATTCAGTTGGGTGAAAGGTAATCCATGTACAGTCTGAGTGTGCATAAATGACTCTTTTTGTTCCAGGCAATGTCTCACCCAGAAATGGCCCAGTAATATCTTCTCTCTCATGTACGCTAACAACAGAGCATTCACCGTGCAATACACTGTAGAAATGGCGGGTCTTATGCTTTGCACCTACTACACACGTTTGAGCAGGCATAAACATCTCTCTAGCATACATACCATCTGAAAAATGATGGCGTACAGTGACATCAGCTTGAGGATATTCTTTAAGCCTATCCTGAAACTCATATATCTTGTCTTGTACTGCTAGGTTCACGATGACTCAACCTCGTACTCTATTGCTTGTAGGTGGATAGGAGCAGGGTCTGGTACTGTAATCTCAGGTACTACGTCTATACCCCAGCCTTTACCACCATTGTTGTCTTGTATAATACCAGTTCTAACCTCAAACGGTGTACCTAATGGACTATCTGCTGTCTGGCCAAAGTTTCTGACAGCTACAGGGTTGCCGTCTATGTAGATACCAGCACTCTTGTACATGCGTAGGTTCATGCGGTTAATACGCTTTTCTCGCATAACATTGTTTGCACCAGCCTGTGAGCTAGTGTTCAGCGGCATAGGTACAATCTTAGGCACAAAGTTAAGTCCTATCTCTAGGTCTAAGTTACCACCTGACAACTCTTCTGCTGTGAGGGTAATGGTGCCTGTACCAGATACAACGCGCTTATCGAGGTTGTTACCGTTACCAATAACACTGACTGTTGCGCCGTTAAGATGCTGATGCCCTAGGCTAACTGTTGTACTGCTCTGGTTTGTTAGTTTGATAGAGGAGTCGAGTAAGTAGTCAAAGCTCCAGCGATCTAGTGAGTATCTAAAGTTAACGCCTGATGTAATAAACCGACTAATAACATATAGCTCATTCTTTACTACAGAAGCAGATACTAAGAATCTTGATGCTTCAACACCATCAATAACATAGCCACTCTTAGCGTTTGTATACCTTGTGAAGCCGTTTATGTCTTGTGCGCGTACAGTATTAAGTACAGCGGCATTGCCGTCCTCATTGATGATAAACACCCAGTTAGAGTCTTCTGACGTTGTGCCAGACAATACTGCTACATCGAATGGGTTAGAAATTAAGTGAGAAGACAACACGGATATATCATTACTTGTATAGGCATCCTCATTAAAGCTATACACAAACTGACGTAATGTCTGACCATTTTGGTCAACAAATAGTGTAGCACCATCTAAGGACTTGGCTTCTAGGTATCCAGAGCCGTGTTGTGTCTGCGATACAATGTCGATAGTAGATGGCGTACCACCTTTCACCAAGAACTCTGCACCAGTAGTAAACACTTGTAGCCCACGATCAGAGTTAATGTCTACTATTTCTGTTTGCGCCCTAGCGGTAAGGGTAACAAAGATACCTTCATCGTCATCACCTTCTTCAAAGAAGTAATCAAAGAAAGACCCTGACTTAGATGCAAACAGGCTTTGCTGTTTAGACTTAGTGCCACCTAGCCACAGTCTACCACCGTGGAATGTACCCATCTTTGGGTAGCCGCGTGTAGCACTCCATACATCTTCTTTTCGTGGAGAACCATTTTGGCTTTTTGCAAATGTTAATACCTGGTTGGCGTTACTTATACCGCTTGTAGGAAAGCCAGTATATAGCTCAAAGTCTTTTGTTGATTCGCCACTAACAGTAACCGTGTATTGCATAACACCAGTGCGAGTAACTGATACACCAGTCTCACCATACACAGGCATTTCTTGTAGATTCTTTTCTAAGTTAAATCGCGTTGAACTTTGCTGGTTTGCATTAGCATCCCCAGCGAACGTAATGTTTTTACTTAACACCCCCTCAACGTCAATCTGATATGTGTCACCTGTCTTAACATGACTGCCAAATGTTAATATTTGCACATCATTTACAGGCGTAGGACTAGTTGCGTCATCATAGTCAAACTGCGGCACATTAGAAAAAGGAATGTCATCAATAGCAAACGAACTAGCTATGTTGCCAGTGTTAATAATTCTTTTAGGTGGATGTTCCTCATGGAACAATAGCATGACGTTCTCTGTCTGTACGTCACGCACCCTAGCGATCTCGTTAAAGTCATAGGGTAGAGGCAGGTTAGCTATTAGGACAGTATCTGTAATCGTGCTGTGCGGGATACGGTAGATAGCTAAGTTGCCAAAAGAAGGCGGGTTAGTTGGGCTTACAGTGCCTGATGATGGCGCTCCACCAGTAGCCACACACAGGTAGTGCCTGTCAGTCTCAATGCTGAAGTCAAACGTCTTAACGTCAGAGAAGCTCAGGTTGTCGTATATGACATTTAACCCAGTTAGCTCGACTTTCTGAGAGCCTAAATCACCTGTATCACCTGTACGCACAAGACGCACATACGGTGTAGCCACAGTATCTGTAATCTTAGTTCTTAGCGATGTAGGTGCAGACGTTACTGTAATGCTTGCGCGATCAGTCCAGGCAGTGCCGTTAGACGATGTTTGCACCTTAAATACAGACGTATCAGTGTTAACCAAAGTAAGCTGTATGTTCTGCACATCGATAAAGACAATGCCTGTAGTGGTGCTGCTTAAATCATATTGAGCAACAATATAATCAGCATTTGCGCCTGTGCCCAAAACACCAACATTAGTTGTAGTAGTACCTTTGGTAGCCTCACTAAAGTCGTTTAGGTTAGCTGGTGTGCCGCCCCTTGGCATGGTTGCCGTAAACTGGGTGCTAAGATATGCGCCCATAATGTTAATAGGCTTATCAATATGCTCTGTGCCTGGCCGTCTTTTAACACCACCCTGCGGCACAATGACTACGTTCTCAGCAGTCTGTAGGCCAGCATAGTATTGATTAAGGTCTGTACGTCCCTTTAGTAGAGGCGATAGCTCACCGCTAGTAAAGCTGGCTTGCAGGAATTGTGACTCAGCCATTAGTACCTCACATTAATAAATGGTTGGCTTCTAAGCGGCTCCGTTGGGTATTGTTGTGAGTCAGTGTAACGTGCCATACGAGATGCGTTCTCGTACTTAGCAGCGTTAACTTGTGCTGATGCAGCACTGTCCCTGATAGAAGGCGCAAAGTCCATTGCTAGTGCGTACTCGATCATCTTAGCAAAGTAAACAGGCCATTCACCTTCAGCCACGTTTGCTATGTAATCAACGTACAAAGGCCCAGATGTATTGGCATACACCTTGTCGCCATAGATTCTGTATTGTATTGCAGGGTCTAGCTTAACTACGTTAATCAGGTCAGCAGGAAGCTGATAGATGTTTTTGTAGTCATTACCTACTGGAGTTTCTGTAGTAAGGGCTAACTGCGCTAATCGTCGAGCAAAGCCCCAGCGATACTTAGACATCTCAGCCTGCACGATGTTGTCGTACAAGTTGTTAGCTACGGTTTCTGCGCGTGTGTTACCACTTAATGATGTGACAGGCAGGTCGCCAATCAAAATCAAGGCGTTAGAAATTAACTTAATTTTCTCTGCCATACTAACCTCAGTAAGAAAGGAGGCCGAAGCCCCCAGTCAGTTTTACGCGGTAATTACTGTACCAGCGGCACAAACAACGGTAGTGCCGTTATTTGATTCAACATAAGAAATACGCCCAGTAGGGGTACTTCCAGTAGTACCGATAACCAGCAGAATGTCGCCAGCGCTCAGTTCCGCCGTTGCGTTAGCAAAGTAGTTAGTGTCAGCTACAACCGCTGAAGTAGCTTCAGTAGTTGTGTACTGCCAAGTAGAACCACCGTTGCCAGAACCGCCAATGCGGCATAGATCAGATCGAACAAAAGCCATGATAGTCTCTCCTTATGCAGTTTGAGTGTATTGAACTTTAACCAAACCACCTTC